TTTGGCCTTAATGGCTCGCTCATCTTTTTACCGTTTAGTTTATCTTTCTTATAGTTAGCATTCATCTGTTCTTTGGCGGTCATAGAGCGGCATTTAGTATTGTCTTCGATAACCTCATAACTCCCACCGCTGGCAATGAATGCCTCAACTTCTAGTCTCAGTCTCTCAGCTTCGTCAATCTTCGCACTGGTCAGTTGTGGCGGTTTAGGCGCTGGAGTATTAGCTCTAGTTTCTAGCAGTTCTGAATGATTCATTTTATTTTCCTCTTTGTATTGATTATTTATTTAATTGCTATAGTATTAAAAATATAAATTAAGTCAACACTAAAGAGGAAAGATGAGTGAGTAATTTAAATAAACATATTTTTATGGTAATGAAATGGCTTGATGATCCTAAGTCAGTAAGTCAAGAGGAGCGAGAAGAGAATAGTAAGGCTGCCGCTGCCGCTGCCGCTGCCGCTGCTGCTTATGCTTTTTCTGCTTTTTCTGCTTTTTCTGCTGCTGCTGCTGCTGCTTTTGGAGCTAATGCTGGAGAGGCTGAAAAATGGGTCAATAAATACTTCGAAAGAACAGGTGAGAACAAGCAGGACTATATTGATGCTATAGAAGCTGATAAGAAGCTTGAGGAGCCAGAAGCTAAAGAGTGGGACGGTGAGGGCTTGCCGCCTTTAAATAGCGAGGTTCTTCTTTGTGATGAGGAAGGGTATTTATTTTCATCCGCAAGTAATGAGAAAGTGTCTATTACTGATGATGAGGTTCTTATTGTAGTTTCCATTGGCGCGCGGCACGACAACGGAAATCCTGTCGTTACATTGATGGCAAAAGATAGCAAGAATCTGCAAGGGTTTATAACAGTTAATCCTGACTTCTTGGAGCCAGTAAAAACCCAAGAGCAGAAAGATAGGGAGGCTTTTATTGAGAAAGTTAATTGCACCCTGTTTGATGATGCTGGTTCAGTGTTGAATCCACGGGATGCAAAGGCTGTAGCTATAAAGCTGTTCGACGCAGACTTCAAAGCACCGGAGGGTGAGTAGATGAATAGTATCTTGAAGAGTTTTGAGTTCGGAATGCTTATGGGTATTGTTATCGGATTTGTATTTGGCGGTCTTATTTTGGAGTATAGAACAAAGATAAGTGTGGCTGAGTCTTCTGGCTTCACTATCGGGAATGGTGTCTTAGAGCAAGAGTGGCGCTGCCAACCAATAACAGAACACAAAACACTAGAAGACGCAAAAGCTCAAGTAGAGCGCTATCAAGCAATGGTAAGGGGTTAGGTAATGGATAAGGTAGATTGGAGTAAGGCTCCATCGGATGCGGAGGCGTGTATTGATGGAAGGTTTGAAAAGTGGGCTGGTGGTATTGAGCACTGCTTTAATGGTGGCAAATGGATTACACCTAATTCAAACTGGAGTCTTGCTCGGTATAATGAGACTGGAATGTTTCATATAGAAATACGTCCAGACCAATGGAAGGAAGGAGAGAAGCGAATGGAGCAGATACAGCAAAACGGAAATGACGGACTGGTGTATGATGAGTTAGATGATTACTCTAAGCAACCAAGGTACAAGGGCGATGACGGGCTAGATCACATAGACGAATTCGCCCGTGATAACTCAATAGAAGATTTTAGAGCTGCTATGCGGTTTACCATTGACAAGTACGAAAAGCGACTAGGCAAAAAGGACGCTATGAGCAAGGAGCTGTACAAGATGAGTGACTATTACAAGCGCTGGTCAGAAGTTGAGAAAAGGCTAGAACAGGAGAAAGGCGAATGATTGGGTATTTGATGATCGGAGTGATGTTTATTGTGTTTATTGGCTGGCTTATACACTTGGCAGGAATTAAGGCGGTTACGTTTTCTGTTTTCGTTACAGTCATTATTTACTTGTGGGTTTCAGCAGCTGTTTATTTTATGGGGATTGGATAATGAAATACTTACTACTAATGCTAATTAGCTTTGGTGCTATGGCTGATCTTCCTACTGTGGAGAACTGCAATACAAAGCACTCATATAAAGCTATTGATCAAAACGGCAATGTGATTGTAGTTAGCTGTACAGTATTAAGAGTTGTTAAGTTAAGGGGCGGTAAAGGATGAAATATAAGGCTTTGAGTTATTTTATTTTGCTGCTAGTGCTAATTAACTTTGCATGGTTTGCATACCTAAAGACAACAGGTCAGCAGTGAGGAGTAAGGTCGCAATTAACGCGCCCTTTTTTGTGTGGTAAGATAGGGTTAAATAAGGCATGAGATAAGGCAACAATGGCTACTGAGAAGAAGTCTAAAAAAGCAAATAAAACAACCCTAAAGCCGGGTGACAACTTGCCGCCACGCGGTATGAGCAATAAGAATAGAATAATCGAGGCAATGAAGGCTGAGTCGTTCGAGGGGCTGGGTAAGGACTCTACTCGCGATGAATGTGAGATAGCTTTTTTTAGGAAAGTTATAAGAAAGGCCAATGACATCGAAGATAAAGATTCTGGCGCAATGATTACCTTGCTGGGCAATAAGGGGTGGTCAAGCATGAAGCCCACTCTAGGGAATGTGGAATTTGAGTTCGATAAGGATGCAGCCCCGCACATTCAGGCAAGTCAGGTAATGAAGGCAGCAGCAAGTGGCAATATAGCCCCTGACGTTGCCAATATGTTTATCTCATCTATTGCTAGCATGTTGAAGATTGACGAAGTAACAGAGCTGCAAAAGCGCATTGATGCTTTAGAGAAGGCACTTAATGTCTAACATACTGACAAAGCGACTGGATAGAATAGAGCCACTAATAAAGGCTGCTAGCGGTTCGCTTGAGCCGACCGTTTATGGCGTAGTTGATAGGGTTGATAAGGTAGACGGGGTTTTAATCCCTAACGTTGTGCGGCGTTGGAAAGGCTCTATAGGTAGCATGATGCCCACAAATGAAGAGCCGACAGTGCTTCTAGTCCCAAAGCTTGAGCCATTTATTCTCAAATATAAAAAATATAAGTGCTTATTCGGCGGGCGTGGCGGAATGAAGACTATGTTTGCTCAAAATGTTTTTGTGTCCGAGGTTCACTCTGGAGGAATCAAGAATTTTGTTCTTAGAGAGAGAATGAAGGCGCTAAAGGATTCTATATTCTCAGGCATTGAAACAACTATTAAAAGGTCAGGATTGGGCGGCTTCATATCAGTTCCGTCCAAGTGGGAAATAAGGAATTCCAACGGAGGCAAGTTTGTATTTGGTGGAATGCAAAATATTATTGATATGAAAGGGGCTTCAGCTTTTAAGCGGTTTCTAATGGAAGAAGCGGAGAAGACCAGTCAAAAGACTATTGATACACTTGGGCCGACATTGCGAGACATCACCGGAGCTGAACTGTGGTATTTATGGAACACTGGAAGCTCTCAAGATCCAATGTCAAAAGAGTTTATAACTCCATACCAAGCAGAGCTTGATAAGAATGGTGTCTATGAAGATGATTACCATATGATAGTCAAGCTTACTTATAAGGATAACCCTTGGTTTGAGCATGACGAGTCATTGCAGCAAGAGCTTGAAAAAGATCAAAAGAAGGTTGAGCGCGGGATTATGACCAAGGCTAGATTTAATGGTATCTGGAACGGGGCTTTCAATGATGATATTGCCAATTCAGTAATACAAGAAGACTGGTTTACAGCCTGTATTGATGCACACAAAAAGCTTGGTATTGATCAGCGGGGTGCGATAACAGCGGCTTGTGACCCTTCTGATACTGGTAACGACCCTTGTGGATATATGGCCAGACAGGGAATCGTTGTATTTTCGGTTGATGAAATACAAGCAGAGAATGGTAATCGCAAGATGGATGAGGCGTGTAGGCGGGCTATTTTGGATGGTTGTGATTCGTTTGGTTATGATGCAGACGGACTGGGCGCAACCCTTCGTGATAATGTTGATAAATCATTCAATGGCAAGGCTGTTAATATTTATGCTTACAAGGGGTCATCAGCTATTAATGACCCAGAGGCAGAATTTAAAAGCGAGACTGCTGGACTGACAAATAGAGCGGAAAACCTAAAAAATAAAGATGTTCTTTTTAATAAAAAGGCTCAAAACACATTAAGCTTTTCAGAGAGGGTTTTTAGAACATGGGAGGCTGTTGTTGAGGGCAAGTATCATGACCCTGACACACTGATTAGCTTTGCCTCTTATGACGAAGATACAAAGACCGGCATTAAGCCTCAAATGTTGGAAAAGCTAAAGGCGGAATCGTCAAAAGTTCCGATCAAAGCGGGTGATACCGTTAGGTTTTACACCAAGCCAGAGCTTAGAAAGGGTGTACTGATGCCCGATGGCAGTAGGCTTGTAATACCTTCGCCTAACCTATTTGACGCTTGTGTGTTATCATTTGACAAAGCAAGTATTATTACTAACGAAGACGATTGGGGTGAGCTAGACTACGCCCCACGGAGCATTGTATAAAATGGCAAAAATGACAAATGATGAGCTGTTAAGCTACCGCAATGCTGCGGAAGCAAACAGTATACACGCCTCGGATGAGTTGAACGCAGCCAATCGGCGCGCTTATGATTATTACTGCGGCAATCCTTTAGGCAATGAGGTTGAAGGTGAATCTCAGGTAATTAGTACTGATGTATTCGACTTGGTTGAGGCTGATATGCCTTCATTGGTTCGGGTGTTCCTTGGTGCTAATGACATTATGCAGTTCTCGCCGGTTATTGATACTGAGCAAGAGCGACAGATAGCAGACGAAAAGACCAAGTACATTAACCACCTTATACGAAATCAGCCTACCTCCTACAAAACAATCTTTGATCTACTGAAGGGTGCTGAGATTTACAAATATAGCGCGGTTAATTATGGCTATGAAGAAGAGGACACGGTTCGCGTTGTTGAATATGAAGGCCTAACAGAAGACGAGCTGGCAGAAGTCATCATTGAATTGCAGCTGCTAGAGCAAGATGGTGCAGAGGTAGAAATTGAAGAGGTTAAGCGACCTCAGAGAGATAAGTTTAAAGATATTAAGGCAACAATTAAAAAGACTATTGGTCGATACTTTAGCCGATATATTGACCCTGAAGATTTTGTTATTAGCTCAGGCGCAACGAGCGAGGAAGACGCGGAAACAATTGGGCATGACGAGGTATTAACCAAGTCTGACCTAGTTGCTATGGGCTACTCTAAAGACATGGTTGAAGACTTACCTTCAATCGATGCTACAAACAGCCCCAATAAAGAAAACCGTTTGCGTGGTCAAGGCGGGGCCAAAGAGGGTAATAGTCTTGATTGGACTGGTGAGCTTGTACGCCTAGAGACTCGTTATATTAAGGTGGATAAGGATGGTGATGGTATTGCTGAGCGCCTACGCATTGTTACTGTGGGTGATGAGCTTCTAGAGGATGAGCCTTATGAAATAGCACCTTACGCTGTGTTCTGCTCAAATATGATGCCAGGTCAATTGATTGGTAAGTCTCGTGCAGATGCGGTAATGGAGACTCAAGAAATCAAGTCTACCCTGCTTCGCCAAACTATGATGAATATGTATCAAGTGAACTCTGCCCGCATGGCGGTAAATAAGAACGTCAATATGGATGACTTACTTACTCAGCGTGTTGGCGGAGTTGTTAGAACCAAGGGTGAAGGTAATCCGCTTGAGTCGATGGCTCCACTTCCTACGCCTTTTATTGGCGACAAGGCACTAATGGTATTACAGTACGCAGACTCAGCACGAGCGCAGCGCACAGGCTCATTGATGGCCAATCAAGCCCTTGATAGTGATCGACTAGGCAAGGAGACAGCCACTCGCTTTGAAGGTGTTAAAGATGCTTCTATGGCTAAGATTGAGTTAGTAGCTCGTGGCCATACTGAAACAGGCTTCCGCCGATGGTTTCAGGGTATGTTGTGGACGGTTGTTCATTATCAGAAAGAAAAAACCGAGCTAATGGTTCTTGGTAAGCCAATGACTATTGACCCGCGTAGATGGCTAAGTGATCAACCTATCACGCCTAATGTCGGACTAGGTGCCGGTGATGACGAGCAAGTCATGGCTAATATGAGTTCCTTACTTGCAGTAAGTCAGCAATTAGCCGCCACTGGTTCGCCTCTTACTGATATGAGTAAGCAATACAATATTCTTTCTCGCATCACTAAAGCTATGAATCAGTCAGACGTTGGTGAATTTTTTAACAACCCACAGCAGCCTGTCGAGCTTCTTCAGGCTCAAGTTGAGCAGTTGCAGTTGCAAAACCAGCAGCTCCAGCAAATGGCACAAGCTAATCCATTAGCCGAAGCTGAAGAGATTAAATCTCAGGCTAAGCTAATAGAGGCGCAAGCTAAGCAGGATTTAAACATTGCAAAACTTGCAGAGGAGCAGCGTCAGTTCAATATCAAGACCGCTCAAGATCAAGAGCAATTCAATGAAGAGTTAGCAGCAAAAACCAACAAGATGATTGCAGAGCTTGAAGCTAAATATACACAAATGGAAGTCGAATCAGGCAAAGACGTGCCGGGGAGTAGAGTGTAATGAGTAGTGTTGAAGAGAATGATCAAGCGGCTCTTATCTTCGGTCAAAAAGCCGAAGAGGTGCTTAATAATGAAGCTTACAACTTTGCAATAACTGCAATGAAAGGTGATATCATTGCAAAATTGGCAATTAATCCTATTTTAAGTGATAATAGTGAAATAGTTGAGTTGGTTAGAAAGCTTCAGAGTATTAATGAGCTTGAAGACCAGCTAGCACAAATAATGCGTGATGGGGAATTTGCAGAGCAAAACCTAATCGCAAACAAAAATAACATAAAGAGGAATGGGCGATAAATGCTAGATAATCTTAGTGAACCTAGTGAAATTGCTGATAAATTCTACAATACGTCAGAAGTGGAAGAGTCCGTAGAAGACCAAACAGAAGCAGAAGACGAGCATGAGTCCGACATCGTAGAAGATGACGAAGAGTTGGAAGGTGAGGAAACTGAGGAAGAAGCAGAAGACGAAGACGGAGATGAGCCTCTAGACGTATTTGGTCAGGAGATAACTCGTGAAGAATTCGACACTATGCAGAAGCAGCAGTTGATGCACTCTGACTACACAAAAAAGACACAAGCACTAGCTGAGGATCGAAAGAAGGTAGAAGCGCTTAATGCCGACTTGAGTTCTTATATTGCTGAGTTTGAATCTTTAATTGTGGGTGGGGTTGACGAAGGTGAGTTAAACGAGCTTTTAGAGGATGGTGACACGGCGGAATATCTGCGTAGAACCAAAGAAATAGAAGCGAACAAAGGCAAGCTTAAAGCCATGAAGGCAAAGCAGGCTGAAGCGTTTAAGAAAGTTCAAGCTGATGAGAGTAAAAAGCTTGTTGATTCTATGACTGAGTGGGGCGACGGCAAAAAAGGCGCTGAAGCACAGGCTGCGGATATCGACACGGCAATCAATTACGCTAATGAGATTGGATTCACCAAAGAAGACCTAGAAAAGCTTGCGGATCACAAAGTATTCAGAGCTTTAATTGAAGCTGGCAAGTATCGAGCGCTGAAGAAGTCCAAGCCTGCTATTAGCAAGCGAAAGACACCAGCGGCCAAGAAAGCTAGTAAAAAACCAGCTCAAGGCGCTAGCAAAAAGCTATCACCTGCTGAACTATTCTACGGAAAAAAGGAAAAATAAATGGCTACTTTAGCTAATAACGTATTGACGTTAAATGACTGGGCAAAACGCCGTGACCCAGACGGCAAAACCTCTATGATTGTTGAGGCTCTTAGTGAGTCGAACATGGTCTTAGAGGATATGATGTTCAAAGAGGGCAACTTACCTACCGGTGAGCGCGTAACTATCCGCACTGGCTTGCCAGACGTTTACTATCGCATGATGAACGAAGGTATTCCTAAGTCTAAATCGACCACTGCTCAAATCACAGAGAATGCTGCTGAACTAACAGCCCTTTCTGAGATCGACAAAAGTACAGCAGACCTCGAAGGCAATGTAAACTAGTTTCGCCTAAGTGAATCAATGGCTTTCTTAGAGGCCATGTCACAGAAGCAAGCGGAAACATTATTCTACGGCTCAGCTGCTAACCCTGAAGAATATGTTGGCCTGGCTAATCGCTATGGCGACTTGTCAGCTAATAACGCTCAAAACATCTTGGATGCTGGCGGTACTGGCTCTGACAATTCGTCTATCTGGCTTATTTCTTGGGGCGCTCAAACTGTTCACGGAGTATTTCCGAAAGGCTCTGTAGCTGGTATTCAGCACACAGACCACGGTGAAGAATGGGCTTTTGATGCGAACAATAACCGCTTCCGCGCCTATATTGACAACTACGAGTGGAAAAACGGCCTAGTTGTTAAAGATTGGCGATATGCTGCGCGAATTGCGAACATTGATATTTCTGATCTAGTTGGTTTGACTGGCACTCAAGATATTGCTGCGGCAACTTCTATTATTAAGTTGATGAGTCGCTCAATTGACCGCTTGCCTTCTCAAACTGGAAACATGGCATTCTATGTTAACCGTACTGTCGCTTCTCATCTTCGTATTATCGGACTAGAGAAGAGTAATGCGGCTGTGACTGTAGAGCCAGCATTAAATCAGTTTGGTGAAAATATCATGGTGACTCGCTTCCTAGGTATTCCAGTTCGACTGGTTGACCAGCTAACAGAAACCGAAGCTCGCGTAGTATAAGGAGAAATACAATGATTTTAGATTCTTTATTAAAGTTTTCAGACGCTCAAGCTCTGACAGCTACGGCTGATTCTACCAACGTTATCGACTTGAGTGTTGATCGCGATATTGGTATTGGTGAGCCTATGGCTTTGGTTGTAACTGTTGGCGTTGCTGCTGACTTCACGACTGGCGATGAAACTTATCAGTTCCAACTTGAGACTGATGATAATGCCGGCATGACTTCATCTACCATTATTGGTGATGTGACGGTAGCTGCTGCTGACTTGACGGTTGGTGACAAGGTTGTAATTCCTTTGGGTCACTCTAACGAGCGATACCTTCAGGTTGTTTACACTTTGGGCGGTACAACTCCAAGCATTACAGTTGATGCGTTCTTACAGCCTCTAAGCATGGTTGACGGAACTGTTACTTATGCAAGCGGCTATTCAATTACATAGGGTGACTTATGAAAGTTGAAGCTATTAAAAAAGGCTTCTTTAATGGTCAGATTCAGCGTGAAGGCGCTGAGTTTGACATTGAAGGCAAGGAGCAGCTAGGAGACTGGATGCGAATTGTAGAAGAGCCAGAAAAAAAGAAACCTAAGCCAAAGAAAGCTAAGGTGAAAAAAGAAGAAGTCGAGCAGAAGCAAGACTGATTCAGCTAGGCCCAATCCAATAGGAGCGGGCCTGTTTTATATTAAAAGGTGATTAAGTGGCTTTAGATACATACGCAAATTTAAAAGAAGCTGTTCAAGATTGGTCGCATCGAAGTGATGTAAAAAGCCGTATTGATGATTTCATCTTAATCGCTGAGCAGGAAATGTATAACAACCGCTTCGAGCCTTTAATGGTTCGTGAGCAAGAGGCTAAAACCTCAGTTGATACCGTTGTTGGCTCTAAGTTTATTTCTTTGCCTACTGGTTATGAGAGTATGCGCGGCATTCTTATTGATGATAAATCAACGGATGCGGAACAATACGAGCTACGATACCTAACCCCAGAGCTGCTGCACAAGCACACAACCAACGGTTGCCCTACTGAATTCACAGTAACTAATCAGATTGAGCTAAACCGACCTGCTGATGCTGTTTACAATATCGAGATTCAGCACGTTGCAAAGGTTGCAGCACTAACTGCGGCCAACCCAACAAATAGCATTCTTACTGAATACCCTTCCATTTATTTATCTGGCTGCTTATGGGCTTTGTATAATTGGGCAAAAGACCCGCAGAGTGCACAGGCATCCTATGATACTTTTATTGGTGCAATCAAAGGTGCTAATACCGCAACGCAAAATGGTAAGTATGGCCCAGCTCCAGTAATGAGAAGTGAGGGTCATGTTGTATGACTTTTAGATCAATTCCGGTTAATTTTGTCGGTCAGTCATACCAGCACCGCTCTCGATCACTATCCTCACAAGTGACAATGAACCTTATCCCTGAGTTTGTACCTAGCGGAAAGACTAAAACAGCGCTTACAGCTTGGCCGGGTTCTAAGTCATTTTCCTATGGTTCTGGCTCAGATAGAGGGATGCACGTATTTGCCGGTGTATTATACAAAGTGTCAGGAACTACGCTTGAGAGTATTGATTCTAATGGAACAAGAACAATTATTGGAACTATTGATGGCTCTAACCCTTGCATATTTGCTGACGACGGTAACACAATGCGAATTGCTACAGGCAACAAAGACTATCAGCTTGTAAATGGTGCCTTCTCTGAGATAACCGACCCTGATTTAAAACCCGGTAACTCGGTTGCGTATCTAAATCAGCAGATGATAAATGACTCTAACGGCGGTCAATTTCAAGTTTCAGATGTTGGCGTGCCAGGGTCAATAGCTCCTAATAATTTTGCTACGGCTGAAAGCTCGCCAGATGACACTATTAGAGTTTATGCGTTTAATGAGCGCCTTTATCTGTTCGGTGATGGAAATTCTACGGAGACATGGTGGAATTCCGGTGTAGGTAATCCGCCATTTGACCGCGTTCAAGGCGGAACGATGAATGTCGGCATATCCTCACCCTATACAGCAGCATCGAGCACTGACTATGTTTATTTCTTAGGGTCTGACAAGTCCGTTTATCGCTTTTCGGCCACGCAGCCTGAATTAGTAACCCCTTCGGCAATATCAGCAGTGTTTCAAAGGTATCAAACAACAGCGGACGCTAGAGCTTATGTGGTAAACATTGAAGGCATGTCATTCTATGTTATTAATTTTCCGACTGCTGGTGCTACTTGGGCCTACAACGAAGACGGTAACGCGTGGTTTCAACTATCTACGAACGCGCAGCAGGAAAACTATCTAGGGACTTCGTACGCAGAAGCCTATGGAAAGAAATACATTGCTAGAAATGGGGATATTCTAGAGCTTGATTGTGATACTTATACGGACGATGGCGAGGTAATCATAAGAGAGCGTGTGACTCCTCCAATTATTAGTGACAATGGCTCTAGAATAGAGATGTCCAGTTTCAATCTTGTTATGGAAACCGGAGTGGGCCTCATTACCGGACAAGGTGTAAACCCTAAGATTATGTTCCAAGCCTCCTATGACGGCGGAAAATCTTGGAGCGATGAGGATTGGGTTGATATTGGCCGAATGGGTCAGGGGCGGGTCAAGGTTGAGTGGTATAATATGGCGTCTGCTTATGAGATAATGATCAGGGTTCGTGTTAGTGATCCCGTTTTCATTTCGTTTCACGGGGCTTCAATTATGCTTAGAGAGGCAGGGTTTTAGATGGTTACACAGGTTGACCCGTTTTTAATTCCAATCCCTAGAAAAATACTAGAGGATAGAGAGTCGCGGGTTTATTTTGAGTATCTAAACCGATTTTTGCATGATTTATGGACGCGTACAGGCGGCGGGAATGATGATGTTGCAGAGTCGCAGATTGGCGAGTTGTATGAACCCGGTATTCAGACATCAAACGTTGATGAGCTAGCCGAGGAGCTACAGACTGACTTTGAAATGTTCGCTCGACAAGACTTTGATATTGAGAATACAAAACTTGATATAGTTGTTGTTACGTCTGACTATACAACAATTGGCAATCAAGCGGTTGTGGTTAATAGCTCAAGCCCTGTTACAATAACAGCTAACCCTAACCCAGATATTGGTGAGTTTTTCCATGTTGTGCGCTACGGCACTGGCCTAGTCACAGTTAATTCATCAAAGTTAATTAACGGTAAAGAGTCTAAAACAATAATTAGGCAATACACAGCCCCCAAGCACCTGTATATCTCAGAGCTTGATACTTGGAATACTATTTAATGAGTTCTTATGAGTTTGAGAGTCTAGCCAAAACTGCGTTCGGAGAGCTGCAAGTAGCTCAGCCAAATCCAATTATTCAAATTACCGCTCAGTACGGCTTGCGCTCAGAGGTTGAAACGGTATCAATTGGGGGTGCTGCCTCCGCTGCTGATTCTAAGTTCATAGTATCGACAGGTACCGGCGCTAACAACATTTCCTCTATTGCATCAACAAGGCTTGCAACATATCGAGCGGGACAGGGGCTTTTAGCTAGATTTACTGCGTTGTTTACAGAAGGGGCGGCTAATAGCTCTCAGGTAGCTGGACTGGTAACGTCAGAGTCTCTACTTGGTTTTGGTTATGATGGTGTTGATTATGGTATTGTATTTGCGAGAGGGGGCGAGCTTGAGCAGTGGGAGCTTCAAATAACCACAGGTGCAAGCGGATCGGAAAACGCAACCGTAACAATTGACGGAAATCCATACACAGTGGCGCTAACTAGCGGAGTTCCTGAAAAGAACGCTTATGAGATTGCTGTATCTCTAAACTCACAAGTACCCGGCTACGGGTTTTCCTCTGTTTCTGATACTGTTGTTGTACTTGGCCAACTGCCAGACTTGGGCGGCGGTGCTTTTACCTTCTCTAGTGCAACTGCGGTCGGGGTTTTTACTGACATTCAAAGCGGCTTGATACCTCCTGAAACATGGATACCTAAATCTCAATGGAATGTTAATCCTACTATAGATATCGACCCAACTTTAGGTAATGTTTATCAAGTCCAGATGCAGTATTTAGGGTTTGGTGGCATTAAGTTCTACATAGAAAACCCTGAAACAGCGCTTTTTGAGCTGGTGCACATAATTAGATACGCCAACTCCTCCACGGTACCCAGTGTTAATAACCCTATATTTCGCATTGGCTGGGGCGTTAGAAATAAGGGAAATACAACTGATATTGTTACTCAAGGCGCATCAGGTGCAATATTTATTGAGGGTGATACTGTTGTGGATACACCTAGCGTAGGTGCCAGCAAAACTCAAGCGGCTATTACATCAACCAGAACCTCAATTATTAGCCTGCAAAACAGACGGACATATTTCGGAACAGCAAACAGAGCTGAAATTATTGGGCGCTCACTTGTGCTGTCAACAGATACAACGAAAACAGCTAAATTCGAATTAATACTAAACCCAACGGTTGCTGCTGGTGAGTTTTTAGAGTTTGAAGACCTTGGGGCGGATAACCTAGCACAGATATCAACAAGCGCTGCTGAAATAACCGGCGGCAGTGTTATAGCTGCTTATGATGTAAAGGCAGCATCGTCTTTCAAGGTTGATATTGGCGACGTAACGTCAAAACTACAGCCCGCTGACATTCTTTGTGTTGCGGCTTCGGTAAGCTCTGGCCCAGCGGCAGAAATGAGCGCGGCTTTAACATGGCAGGATGATTTATAATGGCAAGAACACCACAAAACTACGCACACAATACACAGTTAAGCTCAACCGCTACGGTTTTGGTTCCTGTTGTAGTTCAAAATACTAGCGCGGTTGTAAGAAAGCTTACATTCTACAACTCAGGAACATCAAACAGGACAGTAACTGTTCATATTGTAGAGGCTTCAGGTGTAGCTAATACAAAAAACATAGAAGCTGTAAAGACAATACCAGGCGGAAAGACTTGGAATATGATTGAGATACAGGGCGAAATACTAGAAACAGGAATGAGCGTTCAAGCTACGCAGGATGCCGGCACAGATATAAACGCAAACTGTTCAGGTGCTGACATTACATGATTATAGAGCTGACCACTGACATTGACGCTATTAGCTCCATAATGAAAGAGCCGCAAATATGGCAAGAAATCAGTGGTCAATACGGTGATAGAATTGAGGAATTTACACCAATCCTAGACGGTTATATATATTTGCTCATCCGTGATAATATAGGCGTCATAGGTCTATTTATTATTCATGAGAGTGAATATGGCTATCAGTGTCATATTCAAATTGTGCCTGAGCACAGAAAAAAACACTCACTAGAAGCTGGGCGACTGGTAATAGAATGGACTTGGAATAACACAGATATAAACACGCTTACCGCACTTATACCTAGAAAATTCCCTAATGTGATAAAATTTGCAGAAATGCAAGGATTTAAAAAACTAGCAACAATTAATGATGACTGGTTTTTAACTTTGGAGAAATGATATGGGCGCTGTAAGCAATGCGTTTGCAGGTATTGAAGACTTTACCACACAAAATCTACTGGGCGGCGCTCAGGCGGATGCTGCAAGAGAAGCAGCAGAAATACAAGCAGAGGCAGGACAGCAGGCATTAGCTACCCAGCAGCAGCAATTCGAGCAGACTAGAGAGGATTTATCGCCCTTTCGTCAGCTTGGTGTAAGCGCTATCGAAGACCCCTCAAGCGTTATTAACAATCCTTTCTTTCAAGCGCTGGCAGCAGATCAGGAGCAAAGGCTTTTACAGTCGGCAGCAGCACGTGGCAAAGTTGGCGCGGGTGGAACTAGCGATGATTTGACTAGAAACCTACTATTGCTTGGAAATCAGTTTCAGCAGCAGGACATACAAACAGGCTTGGGCGCTGCGACTGGTGGCGCTACTCTTGGGCAGCAAGCAGCTACTAACATAGGCGGAATACTTGGCAATATCGGCAATGTGCAGGCGGCTGGTGTTATTGGTGAGGCCGCTGCTGGCCCTGCGGCAGTGCAAGATATAATAGGAACAGGAACAGCGCTTACGGCTGCATTCAGTGATATTAGGCTAAAAGACAACATTCGGTTCTCTCACACTGAAGACGGAAAGAGAATTTATAACTGGGATTGGACTGAAGAGGCTAAGGGGCTTGTGGGTGATCAGGCAACTACAGGCCCTATCGCTCAAGAATTAATGAATACGCATCCTGAGCTTGTTACAATGGATAGCGAAACAGGTTTTTATAAGGTGTTAGTTTAATGGCTATCCAGTTAGACCCAAATATTGCACTGCAAGCTAGGCCACTGAATATTCTAGGTAGTATTTCAGAAGGTGTAAGAGTTGGCGGGATGCTTGAGCAGTTAAGGCAGTCAAAAGAAGAAGCTCCTATTCGTCAAGAGCTTTTAAATCAAAAAGCGCAGCAAGGTGAGCGCCTTATTCAGGAACAGCAGGCGCAAGCGGCATTGGCCGATCAAAATAGAGTTATCGACTCAATCGCCAACACTTATAGCGGTGTTAAAAGCCTTGTTGATACTGGAAAATTCAACGATGCAGCAGACGCACTAGAAGCAAATAAGGAAGTGCTTCGACAAAGTGGCGTTACAAACTTTGAAGACTCAGATCTGGCTATTAATGCTCTTCGCTCTGGTGACGCTAAAGCTATTCGTCAAATTCAGCTACAAGGCGAGCAAGCAATTCAAATGTCTGAAGCCAGAAGAGGCGCAGAATCATCAGAAAGATTCTCACCAACAACAACAACTCTCCCGGGCGGCATTAGCATTCAAACCACAAGTACCGGTCGAAAGGTTGTTACTGATGCGGGCGGGAATACTCTTGCTGGACAGGCTGCTACCGACGCCATTACAGAGGCAGAAGAAGCTAAGGCTGCAAGACAGGTTGATGTGGCAACTAGAAAAGAAGTCAACAAGCTATCAGCTCAGCTAAAATTGAAGCCTGAAGTCGAAAGCGCTGTGTTTGAGGCTGTTGAGGGTGCAAAAGCAACAGCAGAGGCCGCACAAACACAGAAGTCAAACGAAGTCGCGCTTAATGTTTACGATACTGCAATGTCAGGACTTGTTGAGTCTCTAGGCGGAACAACCACAGGCCCGGGCGCTGGTTTTCTTCCAGCAATAACGGCTGACGCTCAAATAGCTAATGGTGCAATTGCTGCAATGGCACCAGTATTGAAACAGATGTTCCGAGGCGCTGGAGAGGGTACATTCACAGATAAAGATCAAGAACTTTTACTTGCAATGATCCCTACTAGGAATGACCTGCCAGAAGCTAGAGAGGCAAAAATAAAAAACATTGATGCTATTGTGAGAGCTAAGCTTGGAACTCAGCAGCCCGCAGCAATCGCTCAACCAGCCCAGCCTAGCCAAGCTATAGACACAGGGGTTACAGCGGAGCAATTTAGAGCTATGACTCCAGAGCAAAGAGCGGCAACACTTCAGCAGCTTAGGAGCGGTCAATAATGGCAACCTTAGAAGAGCTATTAGCCATACAGAATGAGCTTGACGCACCCGCTCAACCGCAGCAGCAGTCAGCTAGCATTGACGAGTTATTATCTATTCAACAAGAGCTTGACGCGCAGCAAGCAGAGCCACAAGCTGCTCAGCGACGCAGAACAAGACCAGGAAGAAGCGCTAGAGGCCTGCAATTGGAGCAAGAGCGAATTCAGGCCGAGGCAATTGAGCAGGAAACTCAAGACCTGCTGACAGGTATTGAGGCTGGTGCTCTTGATGTGGCTGGCTTGACAGGCGATCAAGTAGAGAGGGTTAGAAAAGCTCGAATCGATCAATTGCCAGAAGTGGCGGATATCGGCCTTAGTAACCTTAGTGAGAATCTGGGCTTTGTTCAGGCTGTTGCCGGCATGACAACTTTTAATGATGATGAGTTTGGCCGCATCCTGCAAGAAGCCGACCCTGCCATAGGGATTGTTAGCACTCCAGAAGGGGAGCGAATCGCCGTAAATAATGACACAGGCGTTGCTGTATCCCTTAATAAACTCGGCCCATCTCTTATTGACGCGGTACGGCTTGGCGGTACGGCTGCGGCTTTTACCCCAGCAGGCAGAGTGGCGGCAACAGCTCCAGCGGTAGCGGGTAGATTGATCGGGCGCGAGGTAGCTAGCGCAGCAGGCGCTAGAGCATTGGCCGGCGCTGTCGGTGCAGGACTTACAGAAACATCACTGCAATCACTACAGCAAGCGGCTGGTGGTGAATT